TTCAGCCAGACACAATCACCAGCACGTGCATTATGCAGTAATACTGGGATGATCTGGTTGAATCTACAAGCCCCTTATATTTGTTCCACCGGTTATCAAAGGGTTCCGGGTGCGTGATTGTCCAAACCACGACTACAGTCTATCTGGATGTAAGCCAGCCCCATAATACGCTAGGGGACAACGTTGGTTTAATCTTTAACCTCCCAAATTCCCAATGGAGGGGTATAACCACCTTACACTCTGTGTCCATCACACTGGCACCACAGTTAGTGTTTTCCCGAAGTCGGTAGCATTCTGCTGGTTCGTAAGAACTCTCAACGCGACACTTGTCAGACCATCGCAGTACAGCATGATCTGTGAAGTCAATTCAACATACCCTGTAGCAGGACACGTACCAAAGGCCGTTGTGTCCTGCTGGATAACTCCTCCATACGTAAACCAGGTCTGGACATTCGTAGCGAGTGTTGAATTGAAGGACACATTTGACGTAAAAACGTAGTGCCCTTTCGGGAAGGTGAAGGTACTGATCGGAGAACCGGTCGTTGACTCACCTAGGCCAGCATACTTTGCAGTGTCCCAAGAGGCGTTTACCGACACCCCTGACGTCAAAGCATACTGCGTGTGGCTACTGTAATAGCTTCCACGGGTCTGGTCCTCCTCTGCATTCAGAGTGACAGGACCATAAAATTCCACAGTGTAATCGACCCAGAGTTTACCAATTACGGTCAAACTGGGGAGTCCCACAGTGGAAATGAAGAAGTTGCACATGTCATAGTTGGCCAAGTCTCCAGCGACGGAACTGTCGCGGACCATCTTTCGCGCACCAAACGCGTGGCCACTGGAACAATCTACCTTACAGGTAATGTTCTTCCAGACAACATCTTCAATGGCATTGGCCGTGTTCGTTGCTAACTGCTCCGTAGTCGGAGCCAGTTCAAGAACATTGTAAATCGGGGCCATTATAACCGACCCCGCTGTCGAGGTTGCCTGCCTCGTCACAAAGCGGAATTGCAGCTTGGTGAATTTGTACTGCTGCCATCGCAATGCCTCAGTGCTAAGCCATGGAAACACGTTCGCAAAACCAGGATTCACCTGGAATTCAGTTGCGCTAAACGCGTTGGTTACGGCTGAGGACGTAATCGTAGAAATGAACTCCGAGTTTGTGTGCTTCATAGCGCAACTTGTCCGGGGCGGCCTGAATCGAGTCGTACGGCCAACCGCAACCGGGGCCAGGGAGGTATTCCCTTGGGTACTCGGTTCCAGCGCGCGTATTGCACGCATCGGTTTCCTTTGACTCTTCAGCCTGTTCACCAGGCCCGCCGCAGCCTTGGCGGCTTCGTAACTCTTCTGGAGAACTTTCCCGGGGTTCTGCCGCGCGTAGTTCACGCCGGCTCTCGCCACGGTCCGCAACAAGTTGCCACCCACATTGGCCATCGCTCTGGAGGCCGCTGGAATTAGCGGGTAAGCTTGAAGTTTTCTTTTTCTGGGCATTGTTCACTTCCATTGCCGAGCTGGAGAAGGCGCTCACTAAAACATTCTGTGAGCAGCCGCGCAAATCGCGTCGGCGTCTGGGTGGTGTCTGAGCTCGTGCCGGAGCCCTTCTAACCTTTCAGCTATTTGATCATTCCTACCCAAGAAATTGAACACGATCTTGGAAGGATCCACAGGTGACGCGACTCCTTTGGAGAATCTAGATGAACAAAATTCGAATGTGTCATCACACCGTTCGTACATTTTACATCTATGTCCCAGAGTCTGGTATCTCTCTGGGGTACCTTCATGGTACTCCTCAAGGCAATCATCTCCCATGGCAATAGCCCACCCTGCGCCACACAACCAGGCTACCATCACACGTACTCTACTATTAGTACTTGACGTATTGTAGCTACCTGACTTCTGAATCCCAGGAACTGTTTGGGCCAGAAATTCGTAATCTGGTGTGACAAAAACGGAGAGACCGAGGCACAATACTCGGTTTCTCATCACTTTTGATAGCGTTGACCCCTCCTTGGCACGCATCAAGGCCAGTCTGCACTCTGCGTCGAGATTCAACTCCCACTGCTTTACGGACCAATCCCACCCAGACATATCATTCTGGGCGACGTTCCGCAAATCATTGCCTGCCAATCTATGGATTCGATCCCAAAAGACTTTCAGGTCCCTATCCACTGCCAGTCCAAAACCGGGAGCTGAGGGCACATGGGTCCAAGCGATAATCTCTGCATCATTCTGTTCACGACACAGGACACGCTCAACTAGTTGATCAACGAGGCTCACGGAGCATATGAGTCTCCAACGCTTTTGTTCTGCTTTACTCTTTTTGTGTGGTTCTGATTTCACGAACAATTTTACCGGATCGCAGAACCCCTGTTCAACCATCTGCCTAGCAGTAAGGTTTGGGGGCATGTTCGCAAGGAGTTTGATCCGCTCCATGGTCATATTCACAACGCGCTGTCGATGGTACATTAATATCTCATCGTTTGAGGCCGCAACCAATTCTAATGGGAATCCAGGTTGCGCTGTCTTCTTGACACGCGTAACGAGCAAAGTCTCAATCACACCACGCATCACCACCTCGTTAATCTCACCGTCCGGGGTAAACCCCAAGGGGGCGGTGGTTAGAGGGTAACGTTTAAGGACTTGAGCGATCAGTTTTTGCTTGATAGCCTCACTGGGCTCCTTGCCTTCTAAAACGTTTGATGACTGGTAGTGGAGAGAATCCCGCACGGCCTGACTGGTCTTGTCAGGCCAAACCCATTGATCTAACCCTCGGAGGGTTGTTTCGGCAACAGCCTTGACAGCTCGGTCATTAGGCTTTGCAGCTTTTTCAGGGTTGCAGGATCTGGCGAAGGAACCACCGCAGCGTTTGAGCCTGCAGGTGAATTCACCTCCGTCTTGAAAGTTGTACTGGCCGAGCCTGAACAGCTCTTGTTGGGCAGTGAGCTGCTCTGGGTCGCCTCCGGGGGGGGCTCGGCAGACCCCCCCGGCCGGAAATGCGGATTCTTAAGGCACTTTGAACAAACTGCCACGTCATCGTGCTTGCAGTCAGGGCCTTTCACCAAGCGCCTCATAGGTTGTTGTCTCCATGGGGCCTTGGCCTGGGGTGCCACCTTACGGTCCTCTTCCCCTTCGTTCGCTTCCGGTACTAGGTTCTTCGCGACTAGCTTTATTGCTTGCTTTTTCGCGAGTTGTGCTTGTAATTTTGCACGCTGGGTATGCACTCGATTGTCTTGAATGAATGCATTCACGGCTCGTTTTCCTACCGAGCCCCCAGTGGCTGCCACTTGGGCCATGACCTGCGCTGCTGCTTTTGGATCTACAGCAACAATGTGAACACCTTGTTTCTTGCCTAGCTTCTGAGCTGACATCTCAGGGTCCCCATGTAACGCAGCTGCAAGCGCAGCAACCTTCATTAGTTGCTCCTTGCCTTTGTCTTGTCCCTTGGGCATGGTCGGAGAGGTCAGAGACGTACTAGCCTCCTGTATGACCACTGGACCTTCATATTTATGATCGTCAACGAACTGCTTAGCAGCCTCGCTGGCTTTCACACCCAGGATCTCTTGGCGCTTCTGTTCAAGCTCCTTGAGACGAATCTCAGCTTCCTTGATGGCAATCTGAGTTTCATTTTGTATCACTCGTAACGCCTCGCGTTCTTTGAGTTGTTTCTTCCGGGTACTTTTCGGGTCTGGATCGATCTCACCAACCAATTTTGTTGTAGCCTTCCACAAGCGGATTTCGCGGCGGACCTGTTTCATTTCCTTCTGAACCTTTTGAAGTAATGGATCCTCAACGCGATTAACTTCCCGTTTGAAGGCACCTGTACGGTTTCTCACGTCTTGACCCTCAATGGCATCATAGACGGTACGGTCTTGTTGATCTATTTCCTCGTCCTCGCTCTGTTGCGCCATCATATCATCCCACCAATCTTGGACCCCTTCATCAGGGTCCTCTTGTGTGGCATTATAATCTTCAGCGAACTTTCGATCCTCTTGGAGGCTTTCGAGTCGGTCATGCTCTTCGAGCGCATGATGGGCATCTTGTATTGCCCGTTCATAGTCGACAGAGTTACGCGCATTACGGAACGCCTTCAGGAATATATCACCTTCCTCTTTGGAGAGCTCGGTCTCTTTTATCCTATAAGCGTTCCCGATTGTGACACGAGTGCACCATACAGGGCCATCCCCTCCATTGAAAAAGAAGTGACGTTTCATAACTCTGTCCCCGTAATTATTGATGTGGTTCCTGGCAATACGATCAAAATCCTCCGCTGTGGTCCAGTGGAGACCTTGGTCCTCTTCATAACCCTCAAGGGCTACTTTAGGGGGGTCCATAAGACTCATAAGCCAGGCAACATCTGTGGCAATATTCCGGCCTGACGTTTGCTGTGCCGGGTCGGAAAATCCACCAAGGTGCAGGCCAACGATGCACCCGTTGGCCGAAATAGGGCCCCCTGAGGAGCCCGCGCTTGTGCTCGCATTGTGAACAAATGAACCGTCCACAAGCGAGAGTACTGTGTTTGAGGAAAGCCACCCCGAAGGGCCTGCAGAGAAGACTTGATACACACGTCCAAACCCTGCATAGCGGACTAATTTCCCGACTTTTACACCGAGCTCCGCTGGCAATGCCTGATTAACCTCAAACACAACCACGTCGTCATGTGGTGAATCTACTACGACATCTGGCATTGTCCAAGGGATACTTTTCCAAGTCTCCCCCGTCCAGGACGCTGCCAAAACTTTCTTGTCCTTGAGCACACTCACAACGTGGCGGGCAGTCACGAGGTAAATTTTCTTCAACTTGCCTATACGTACAATACTGGCAAGACCCCATGAGCCCTCAAAAAGCCCCTTAGTCCCGTCGGAAAGTATGATCACTCCGACAGGATTTCCATTGATTGGTAGAGCAGGGCTGTTTCCAGCCACCTCAGGATGGAACACCAGGCCTAATGGCATGACCTTAAGTGTCCTGCTACGTAGTTTATACCACAGTCGCTTCGCGAACATGCAATATCCCACTACCACAAACCCTACCAGGGCTACAAAATCCACCCACCGGCCAACTTTCACTCCAAGGAATTCGAAAAATTCCTTGGCGGCAACCAATGGCAAACGTGCATAGGCATACCAATCAATGGCACACCCCATTCTACACGCCCTACAAACCAGATTCGAAGTGCCAGTAAGGACACCATCCAGAATCCAGATGAAAATGGACTGTTTTGTTAATTTTAGCCAATCGTCATACACTCCTGGATGTCTCCACACAAGAGGTTGCTGGCCGTCTCGCTCACGACAAATTCCATAGAATTTCGGAGCCGAGGAACTGGGTTCGTATTCCATACAACCCCACGACCAGTACGTCCGATCGACGTAACTATGGCTAGGATAGTACCACAAGTAACTACCCTCTTCAGTGTTCACTGGAGGCACGGCGGTTTTCGTGCCAATTTCAACACCCCCAGGTCCATTTCTCACGAGTGGATACCCAGGGCGGGACAAGTTCTTTGAACCGTCAACATTGTCCCAATGGGGCGAACCCCTGTGCTCAGCAGTGAATGACTCCTTTGGGATTGATAGATTGAGCATCATGTACAATCTATTTCTCCATTCGTGCTTATGATCAAGCACGGGACCATACCATTTAGTCTTTGGTCCACAATAACCAATCGCAATAATCATGCATAGCAAGAGAATACGA